CCACCGATACCCGCCGCAATAATTGAGCCTGTTACTGGATCTAGTGCCATTATACTGTCCTCTTCCACATTTTAACAACCACATAGGGCTGTACGTTGGTATTAACCCCACCAGTAGCTACAGTGGCTGTCCCTGTTGTTAATGAATCTGTTCCTGTTGCTGCTGTCACTGAGTGTGTGTGAGTCGATGTTGCAATGTCCTTACTACCACCAGTTTCTTCTAAAACATCAAAAGAAGGGTCTGCCACATCTTGACTGACCATTACTTTACCAGCACCAAAAGATACCCATGTACCAAAGCCCAACAAAGTAGCTGGGTTAGTGCCTAAGGTAGAAATATACAAAGCACCCACCGGGTAAATAACCTGAGCAACAAGCCCTGCATACGCAGAGGTGTTTTGGAAGGACGCATTAACAAAAGCTGTTGTAGCTATTTGTGTTGTCTGTGTGCCTACTGTAGCTGTTGGTGCTAGTGGAACCCCTGTAAAGGTAGGGCTAATTGCGTTTGACTTACTGTTAACTGCTGTTTGAATAGCATTAAACTCATCGTCAAATTCCGTACCCTTGATGATCTTATCTGGATCACTAGGAAGGAGGGCATCCTTCGCAGCAAAGTTTGTAGCCTTAGTATATTGAGCCATTTATTCTGTCCTTCCGCCTTTAATGAAAACATCTATCTTTTGTACTGAGAGTTCTGCGTTGTTAACATCAGATTCAAAGCCAATTTGAATAGTAGAGCCGTAACCTCCCACACTACTCCTAATCTTTTCTAACACAATGCCTTTTGAAAACTCACTATAATCTGTAACAGTAAAAGAATTTTCCCATGTGCTTGTTACATCTGTCCACGCTGAGCCACTCCACTGATAAACATTGTTGTCATCTGTTGTCATATAGGCATCCCCTGTATTAGGAGCACCGGGTAGCGAAGCGTAGTTAGCAACCACACCTTTAAACTCTGAGTAAGTAACAAACTTGTCTACGTTATACTCAAAGATTTCTCCAGCTTTCAACACAAAAGGATATGAACGATAAGCTCCAGAGTAATCCGTTGCTACTTTAATAGTAAACTGTTGGTTAGCTCCTCCTAGAATAGTAGCGCTAATCTTTTTTATAATCTTGTTAGTAGTAGGTGAACCAAAGTCAAAGTAGTGAGAGTAGTAACGAACCCTATAAGAAGCCGTATTATCTGTGTAACCTATGTACTTCCCAATGCCGTTAACCTTACCAATTAACACATCTCTGTTGCGTAAGCGTAGGAAAGAATCAGCCTCATATTGGTTCCAAATAGTAACACGAGACGCTCCGTTCTCTAATGCACTACGCATGTCTAAACAATAAACAGTCTTAATAGCAGGAAAAGAGAGCAGGTAGAAAGCATTGATCTCAGAGTAAACACTAGATATATTGTCTAGGTTACCCGCCAAAGAAGCCTCTGTATTAAGATCATCTAACAAACCATCTCGGACATTAACTGTTAAGTCTCGCATAGGCAAGCTCTTCTCTTGGAGGAGGCGACCTAAGCTACGAATACCAGTGTCAGAGAGGAAGATTAAGTCAGTACCTGTATTCTGTACACTCTTGTGAGCCACACAACCGACACCAACAATAATATCCTGTAAAGCAAAGTTAATAGATATTGGGTTATCAGCACCTGAGTAGATGACAATATGATGGCGACAGAAGATGATTAAGAAGTTATTATGTGCCGCTATGGATATGATGTCATCAGTGTTATCAGGGAGCACTGAAGAAATGTTTAAGGAGCCGCTAGAGCCTCCATTGAAGGCAGGGAAAGCAGCGTCTACAATATCAGTAGACCAGTAGACAGCGTTCTTAGTAAACGACCAGTAGCGACCCCAAGCCGCTATAACACCATTAGGATACGCTGTATTAAAATTTTGAGTAACGCCTGTGTATGTTGTTATTTTTTTAACTACAGGAGTTGCTGCTGAGTTGTAGATAAGAGGTTCTTGGCCTTCTTGCACCAATATAGAAGTGTCGTTTAAGTTAGCACCACTCCAGTTGTTACTTGTAATTGTGTATGCTGCTGGTGTAACATCTGTCAGAACAGCACCAACACCGCCAGTAAAAACCTTGTTATTACCAGCAGAGAGGGTGTCTAAGCTATCGTCAGCATTAACATGCTCCAACATAAACTTAATAGGTTCTCCGTTTAGTTGGGCAGAGCCTGTGGTGGTTTGCATTGTCCACCCCTTACGTGCCCCTAAACGCCCATACTTATCAATAATAACATTGTCAGCTACTTCCGCAAAGTCGGGAG